ATTAAAAACATAAGAATAATTGATAAAATCTATAAAACTATTGTTGACTCCATATTTCCTTATCAAGAATATATTGTCTGATAAATCTATCTGCGTACTGTGGGTGTATCATTGACCTTGCTGTTTTTTTATCTATACCCAAGGGGTTTTTATTTGTAATATATTGTATTGGCGGCATACTTTCTACTTGTTCCAACGGTTCAAAAACAAGATTGTTTTTAGAATTTAATCCAATAAACCAATACTGAGTGGGCTTCTTGTAATAATCCCCATTCTGTGTCCTATCCCTGTCAATTACACTTGGCTTCAAGCACCAGAAGTTTGTAAGGTAATGTAATCCACTTGTATTCAATGGATTTTCAATTACAATTTGCAAATGACCTCGCTGACAAATTATCACTAATTTATTCAGCTTTTCATAAAACAAATCAAGTTCCTTATGCCGTTTCATTGCCAATTCACATTTTTGCTCAATAGTGTAATTCCTGTACTGATAAGCCGTGCAAGCTAGACGCCTCAATCCCTGGTCTGAAAAATAAGTGCAAGGGAAAAATGCAAATATCAAATCATCAAGACTTATCTTATCAAACAAACTCGGCTCACCTTGATACCCCCTATCAATCTCTTCGAAAAGGTCAGTAACATAGTCGGTTTCGTTAAATTCATTCTGAATATCATAGTCGTAGGCTTCAATTCCATACTTCTTGAAAGCGTTCTTGAATGTTCCTGACTGTTCAAATAAACAATGTACTTTCATTCTAAATCTACCAAAAGGAAACCTCGGTTTTATGTGCGCACAACCTATTCCTTTCTTTGATTTTTAGTTAGTTACTGTGGCTTTCTGCCTGTCTGAAAATACTCGTCATAAGCGTCAACTGTATCACGTATTTCAACCATAGCCATATCAAGTGTTACATCTTTTTTACCCAAGGCTCTTTCTGCATAATCTTTAATTCTCATCATTAAAGCCTGTGCTATTACTATCTCTACATTGTTACTCACTTTGAATCACCTACTTTCTTTTCTCTTAAAATCCTCACAAGACACAGTAAACAAGCAACCTACACAGTTAATGGGAATAAGCCCATTATTGTTCTTATAACTGTAAGAATTTTTGCAAACATTACAAAAATCTTTTCCAACATTTGCCTTGCAACTTGTCTTTTTATCTTCCAGCTTTTCCCCGATACTCTCGTTTATCCTTTTGAGTTCCTCGACCTTTTTCTGCAATTCCTCAAAATCTTCAATGAGTTTGTTGTATTTCTTCTTACTTAAAATCTTCATTCTGAATCACCCTTTCTTTTTCTTCTTAGGCTTAAACTTAAAAACATCATTTTTCTGACGGCTTACCATGCTACGATAGCCGTTCATTTTACTAGCTCTGCTTTTTGCCATCTACTCCACCTACTTTCCCATCATGTCCGGAGAATCGCACCATGATTTTTCAACTTCTAACTCTTCAACTTTCGCTTTAAGTTGTTTATTTTCCGCTTTCAGGCCTTTGTTTTCCGTCAAAATCTTTTGCAATTCGCAAGTATTTTTGTACTCACATTTTTCAGTAGTTGAATACTCCATACACATTTCACATAATTTTTTGTTTGTCACTCTGCTCCACCTCGTTTCACAATCTCGATTGCTTTATGTACGCATTCTTCTATGCATTTTTCATATGGAGTGTTTTTATAGTAGTACATCTCTTCATTTCCATAGTCCTCCAACTGCGCCACAACCTTGTCCATATCGTAGGTGGTCGGCTGCACATCTATCACGCTCGCCAATGTTGCCAAACTTACTCTCCTAAAATCATCATCAGATTTACTCGCACACATGCAATATTCTTTTAGTGTATCTGCATCAATCAGTCTCATCGTTTTTATCTCCTTTCTTCAAATAATCAAAAACCTCATGTCCAATCATCCCTACAACTGACAGAATACAAAAAAGATTAACTCCAAATTTTGTTAGAATATCTAGCCTAATGGCTATAAGTATTAGTAGAAAGAAATTTATGTACGATTGAAACATCATTCTTCATCACTCCAATCAAATTTACAACCGCAATTACTACAGTAATTTGGCGCATTGTTGTTATCCATTATTCCTGTATCGTGACTGACTTTAATTACATTTCCGCACTCACAATGGAATACAGAAAGAGTATCGCTAAGGTTATGGCTAAATATAGGTCTCTTCGGTATCTGCTTTTCAAGTGCCTTGATTGCTACTCTAGTAGCTTTCGCAACTCTGCATCCCCCATATTCACAATTAAACGGGCTGTCTGTGCCTTGTGCGCATTCATAACAACTGTCTTTCTTCAATATCTTAATTGCTTCACTCGCTGTCATATTATTCCACCTATTCTGCTTCTGACTGAAGCCACTCTTCCCACTCGCTATGTTCCTCTTCGCTCGGAAATTCATGTTCCATCCACTGATAATCTGATTTTACTTTGCAAAGAAACTCTGCTAACTCTTTATCCGACATATTCCTTATCCTGTCGGCATGGGTCGCTTTCGCATCAACAAGTTCAAAACACTCATCACGCCATTTCAATACATTATCAATATTGAATGAACTGTAACCTACATGGTAATAATCTTCGCCGACTTTTTTGTACTTGATTTCGTAATATGGATTGTTGTCTATCACCCTTACGATAATTTCCAGAGATGTAACTTTGTTTTTTGTATCATCATTTTCTGAAACTTTACTATCACATCTGCAACAAGGCTCATTATTTCTTGAATTGCCGTTGCGCTGGCAGTTACAAGTGTGCGCCTTTTCTTCTGTCGCTAAGTCAAGATAATATTTCAAATCTTTTATCAAACTGATAGTTCCGTAGAGCTGTTTTTCCTCAAGCATTTCAACAACTTCCGATATTCTTCTATCAAAGTCTCGCTTGCTTACACTTTTAAGAAATTTATCCATTTTCTCCACCTCTCAATTCTTTCAGTTTTGCTTCGGCTTCGGATTTTGTGAGGAATACTGTTTTATCAAACATAGATTGTTTTAACTTCGAATTGATTCCAAATTCATCAACTTTTACATTGAAAGCAATTTCTTTTTCAGTAATCAGTATGCTTAATACAACCGATTCATAAATAATTGGTTTATTATTATTAAATCCAATTGCATATACTGTATCTCCCACCTTGCAAGGCAACTTGATAAGTCTGCCATGTTCATCCAAGTCCTCGTAATCCGCTAACTTCTCCATTGCGCAATAACCTTCTTCACAGTTGGAATAATATGAATTAGGCTTTTCGCCATAGCACGAATACAAGGTTTTTAAGGATTCTTTCTCGTAATTCTCTTTTACTAAGATTCCGACCGCTGTCCGTTCTGTTAATCTCTCCATGACTATCCCTCACTTTCTGCCAGCTTTGCCATTTTCCAATCGCTTATATCGCCACTTCCGCGCGCACTCCAAGATGTTGCTCCGTATCCCCATGCGTACACTATTCCGTTCTCGTATTTTGCAAAATATCTTTTTTCCCACGAATTTTTTTCGCTATTTCTTACCAAAATCGGCGTATCGACTGCTACCTTACTCCAATCAACAGGAGGCTCAACATACTCTAAATTAAGCCATTCGCGGAAATTATACGTACTACCTTTGCACGAATCTGATTCATAAAAATAACACTCTTCACATTCAGTTTCTTCGCAAATTGCAGGCTCTCCATTTTTTAATCCAAACATTCCTGTGTTTACCGCAAGTTCTATAATCTTATTTCCGTATTTTTCTTTATTCGTCATATTAAACCTCCAAATCACACACAAACTTAATCTCATCCGCCAAACTCTGCGCTATCATCGGCACCGTCAACTGAAACTGCTTGTAATTAGCCAGTGTATCAATGTAGTCAATAAATTTGTCCGAGAAATACTGCAACTGTTTCGCTGTTATCTTAAACTCCTTTTTCAGAATCGTAAGTGTCAGTGCAAAATAGTTAAACAACGATGCGCTGGAAAGCCTGTATGCTTCACGCTCGATACAGAAACCTTTCTTTGCATACATGTTCATTAACTGTCTCTGTGGAATTTTTCCGACTTCCTCTTTGATGTCGATTCCGTATTTACTTTTCAGATAAACAGACAAGTCCTTTCCGGTATTTCCACCGGATGCTGCTTCATCTAAGTAAGATTTCAAAAAATCCTGTAACCGGATGATTCTTGCCTGTCCGAAACCGAATTTGTCATGCAGAATTATGTACCCAATCACGACAAAATCTTTGTAAGATTTTGATATAACCTTATCGGCATTTCTCTTTTCAAAATCATTTCTCCCGATAATCCGCATTTCCTGTTTTGTGTAAAATGTCGGCTTTTTATTCCGTCTCAAAGCATTGCTCATTTCTTTGATTTCTCCTTTCTGTATGTGATTTCCAACCATGCAAAATGACTCAATACAAGCTGTCTTGCGCGTTCTTCAATCTCCATGCCTTTATATTTTTCAATAAGTTTTTCTCCGGCTTTTACAACTTCATCCCACCAAGAATCATCGTTGTCCGGGGTATAATATTTTTGAATGAATTGCCAATAATCCATAAATACTTGCCATTCTTCCGAACCCTTTTCTATCTTTGCACTTGCCATAGCCGTTACCTCTAAAACGGACAATCGCCATTGTATGGCTTGAATCCGTCTCCACGTTCTTTCTTTTTTATTTCCGCAACAACATCATCAAACGGTTTTTCGATTTCAACAAACTTCATGTGATCTCCATCAAACTCCATTGCTTCACGCATTGTCATTCCCTGTCTGTTCTTCTCGATTTTTACGCCCTTGGCTCCCTTGTCATTGTCTGACAGATTCCACAGCATAATTATGTTTGACGCATCCTGTTCGATTGCCCCGGATTCCCTCAACTCTGCCATGGTAGGCTCTTTTGTGTCTCTGCTTTCGGAAGCTCTTGTTATCTGTGAAAGTGCTATCACATGGGTATTTAAGTCTCTTGCAACAGATTTCAAACCTCTTGAAATTGATGCTACTTCTTCGTTTCTTCCGGAATATCTGTTATCCGGCATAAGCAACTGCAGATAGTCAACAACGATAACATCAAAGTTTTGGTGTCTGCATTCTGACTTTATCTCTCTCGGAGATACAGTACCGGATGCAACCCATAATTGATAATCACTCATTTCTTCATTTGCTTGGTTAAATTTTTCCTGTTCATCACCAAGAAACGCTTTTGCCCTTCTGATTCTCGTTAAGCCGATTCCCGTAAGCCTTGAAATAAATCGCTCATACACCTGTTTGTCAATCATCTCCAAATTGAAATATGCGACTTTAAGTCCTTTTTTTGCCATATTCCCAATGATTTGCGTTGTGAGTGCGGATTTTCCAACTGCCGGTCTTGCGGCAATTACTGTTACATCACCGCGTT